TATTTCCTGCAGTATTAGTACCAGAGTGAAGTTCTTTAAATCTTTTATTTCTTGGTGGTGCAGTTTTTTTCAACTCTTTCTTTTTTTGACTATAGTTATCTTCTTCTTTAACTTCTTTCTTTTCAGGCAATCCTTTATGCTTAGTTGAAGCAAAATCTTTTGCATCTTTTTTCTTCATAGAGGCAGCAGCATCAGCAACCTCCGGTGATGGATTTTTCATCTCACCTTTCTTAGCGGCATAAACCATACCCATGAATCTTTGCTGTGCTTTGGATACTGCTGGCATTATTCTTGCTTGAATCCGTCTTTTAATAATTTTTGTAACTCTGCTGTTGAACCAACGAACAACGCATTGTTTACAGTAGTAGGAGATGATTTAGCATCTTCTTTATTTAGATCCTTCATCTTTTGCTGCAAGTCAATCAACTTATCTGATACATCTCCAACACTTTTGATAAGTTGACCAACAACTTCGTATGATCTAGGTTGCTGTCCTTCTTGTGCTAGTTCAAGAATACCGTTGATTGCTTCCTGACCTTTTTCAATCAAAGAATACAAATTGCCACGGGTATACTCATAATCCGCTGTAGGGTCATCTTTCTTGTTAATATCTCTGAGTTTTTGTTTAGTCTCTTTTACTATTTCTCCTGCTTGAACTTCAATGTCCAACGAATCATTTATTTTATCGAATTGTTCATTCATAAGTCAATACCTTTACTAGGACTAAACGTTCTACCATCAGCAAAGTCAAATCTTTCTTCGCTGAATCCGAAGTCATCACCAACTTCAACCAGTGCATTGTCATCATTATTTACAACATCAACAGACGCTCCTAAAAGATGAGCATCTGTTCTAGTACCATCAACTCCTCTATTGACAGTAAGTGTTTCATTACTAATTTCTCTAATGTACATTAATTCACCACCAATTGCAATATAACTGTCCGTAACCAAACTAGAAGCATTGGATACAGTAAACATGGTCTTGGTATCAGTTATATCCTCTGCAAGTGTGGTTGTGTTGTCATCATTGTAATCCTTAAGTGCTCTAGGTGTTGCAACGTACCTAAGAGATCTGGTTGTATCTTTTCTGTTTGTATTAGTTGAATAGTCCACTTGAACTCTCTTGATAAGACCTTCACTACTATCTGCAACAGGACCGAACAGGTATGTCTTAGCGGTAAAGTCTAATGTGTGAATGATAACTCTTTTCTCATCATATCCTGAAGTGTAATTATCATCGAAAGATATATTATCCAGAACCATAGGGATATCTCTCTTTTCTCCAATCGCAGCAACTAAATCAACTGTGATATTAAAAGATGGTTGAAAGTATGGAAGAATTTGCTCTAATATCTGTAGAGCATCTTCATTGTACTGTGACATAATCGAAAGTCTAAATCCCAGATTGTAAGGGACTGGCATAAAGACTTTTCTTGCTGCTTTACTTCCATCTTTGGTAACTGCTTTAAAGGTCTGCATTGTAGAAACCTTTCTAGAATTATCATATGTAATTGATGATAGTTCAAATGCAATTCTTGGCAAAGTGATTGCCACTCTTTTTCTTATATCTGGTTTCTGCTCTAATCTTGCTAAGAACTTTTCTGCAGGACCATAAGCAACAGGAATTCTGACTGTAGAATAATTTTTTCCAGTCTGATCCTTATGCTTAATATCAATTGTATTAAACAAAGTTCCGAAAGATATAATCGTCTTTCTTATGATTTCGTGATAATAATATGTTCCTAGCATTAGTACTCTCCGAATGGATTAGATTCTGTGAAATCTAAAATTAAATCTGCCTGAGATTCAAATGTGTCATTATCTGCAAAAGTATCAACCTCGTCTTGATCTGATATTGCATTTAATCGATATTTAGCATTTGAACCATTTAATGTTGTTCCAATTCCCACAACAAACTCACCAATAGTAAATCCAGGTTCGCTGAGTTTAGTCACTTCAAGAACTCTAGTATCCCTATCCCAATCAGAAACAATAGCAGTAGTTCCAGTAGAAACTCCTCTTACAATTTCTTTGAATTGATAGTTTTCTTCCACTTCTCCTGTATCTGGTGATTCAATAGTGATAGTTGGAGTTAGTACATACTTTGCACCAGCATTTGTATAACGAATACCTGCTAATTCTCCATTTGTATTAACAACAGAAACGGCTGTTGCTGTTGCAACTCCGGCAACTAATTCAACATAGTTCTTGACTTCTGGATCATTTTGAATAGTGACAATTGGTGCAGTAAGGTATCCACCACCACCAAATGTAACTGCAATTCCAGTGACAATACCACAATTATCAATACCAAATTCAAATGATGTTGTTGCAGCAGAAATATTTGTTGCTGCTTGATTAAGAATAATTGAAGTATTACCTATACCACTTACAAATGAATCACTTGGAATAAAGTTAACGAGTGAATTGGTGTCATTGAAATCATATTGTAATCTGACTCTATCACCAAGAAGTATACCAGCAGTTGCAATACCAGTAATTACAGTTGAACCAATACCAATCGTACCAGTAGTTTTAACAGAACTATATCTCATCAGAGGAACACCAAGTGCTCTAAACTGGTCATCAGTTCCTCCTGGAGACGCAATAGAAACGAGTGGAGTCGTTCCATCTGGATAACCATATCCAGCATCAGTAAGAGTTAAAGAATCAATTGTTCCATCTGCAACATTGAGATTTGCTGTTGCAGTTGCTTGCCTTGCTGCAGTGCTACCACTGAAACTAATTGTGGGTGTTACAGTATATCCTGCTCCAACTGTTGCACCTGTTCCAACTGCCCATGGATCTGCAGCATTAAAAGAGACTGCAGTAACAATACCGGTAATAGGATGTATTGTTGCAATACCAACAGCAACTTGTGTTGGGACGAATGTTCCAATTCCAGTTCCAATAGTAACAGTTGGTGCAGTTGTATATGCTCTACCGGTAGTACCAAATGCAACAGAACCTGGATCTATAGATGTTCCAGCGAGTCCTATAGTTGCAGTTGCAAAACTGAACCCTGGATGATCAATAACTACTCCTGGAGTAGAAGTATAGAACTTACCTTCAGAAGTGATTGCTACACTAGCAACAGTTCCTCCAGTTGTATTATAACTTGTCATTGATGCTGTTGCTCTTGCAGCATTTCCTGAACCTGTTGGAAGATCGAATGTAACAGTAGGAAGAACTCCAGGTTTGTAGAAAACACCTCCTGTAGTTCCTCCTGGGAACAAGAAATTGGGTGCTCCCACACTAACCGTTGCAGCAATAACACTTACACCAACACCTACAGGAGAAGCAATAGTTGCTGTTGCAGCTGCACCAACATGTTTTGGTGTGGAGAATGTAATAGTTGGAGGATCTGATAGGACATACCCATCGCCAGCATCAACAATGTTTGGTGCTCCAATTGATCCTTCAGTAAGAAGTGCTGTTGCAATACCACCGCTCCCAACTGCATTCTGACTTCTGATAGTGATAACTGGTGGAGAAGTATATCCAAATCCTGGATTAGTTATTTGAATGAAATCAATTGATTGTCCAACCTGACCAGTTCTACTAGTCATAATTGCTACAGCTGTGGCATCGGTTCCACCAGCAGGTGCTTTGGCAATTCTGACAAGCGGTGGAGCAGTATATCCAGTTCCATCATGAATTAGATCAATTACATTTATCGATAATCCGGTACTGATACCAGCAGTGTCTTTTGCTAGTTGTAATGTAACTGATGCTGGTGTTGCCGCTATTCCCACCATTGTCATGGTAGTAGTGAAAACAAAATCAACAACAGATTGATCCACTGCCTCAATTCCTGTATCAACTTCATCATCAAGAGCAAGATCAGCAATCTCACAACTTAATTGATAGACATAAAGATTATTAAGTTGATAGAATGGTTTCTTTCCCTCAACATATTTGATTTCAAACATTGTATTATCAAGAGGGAAATAAATTAAATCTCCTTCTTGTGGTCTCGTTGATACTATGTTTTCGCTCTGACCTACAAGCATCGGAGATATGAAATCTTCATATCTTTCCTTAGAAATTATAAATGTAACAGAATCTGTGCTCTGAACACCAAATTTAGAGAGAATATCTCCTGATCCTTCAAAACCTTGATAATTTAAAAGATACGCCTCCAGTCTGAATGCATCATCAAAACCAGAAGCAGTAATCTCTCTCAGAATTGTATTTCTGTTTATAACATTCCTTGGAAGATATACGACATCCTGTCCATACATCTTCAATTGTTCATTGATTAAATCTTGAACAAGTCTTTGTTCAGTCGGTGATCCTTGTAAGAAGTAAGAATTTAATGGCATGATACATCAACCTATCAAATCAAATGGGGGAGTTTCATATGTGTCTCTGAGTTCTCTATCAAGATCTTCAAGTTCTCTTACTGCATCATCATATATTTGTCTTCCATTCAAAGATACTCCACCCGGAAGCATGACTCCTTGGAATTTAATTAGATTCTGACCCCATTGTTTCTTTATCAGAGCAGTAGTATATTTTTTCAACCACCAGTCATTGTAAACTTTTGATGCATCTGCTGGATCTACTAAGCGATAACAATCAAGAATGATATAATCATCATTACCTAGATCAGCAAAATCAATATCTAGATATAATCTATTTCTTTTTCTGTTAAATCTTATCTGAGTATCTGGAGTCAGAAGTCTACTGATGTCTTCCAGATGAGTTTTTGTCATGGTATAGTTTAGAAGATCAAGTGCTCCATAATAGTAAACGTCATTCAGGAACAGTTGATATTTGATATTAAAGAGACTACCAGAGATGGTGTTATCCATCTTGAAGACTTTATTTACGCCAATTACATGATCGGGAAGTTGAAGAAAATTTAAACTCTCTGCCCAACCAACACTAGTAACACCAGTGGATGATGTTGCAGTTGTTGTAGTAACACCAGTTCGTAATGTTTCTTTTTCTGCCTTTGTGACCTTATGCTTCAGATACATTCTTTCCACACCATCATAATGATAGTCTTGGAAATGTTGAATGGCATCATCTACAAGATCTTCAATCTGATCATCATCAACGTTAATTTCAAGAACAGGATAACCAAGTCTCCTTAGAGAGTAATCGATCAATTCTTGTCTGGTCGATGGTTGGCTCATTCTTCGATACCTGGTTCTTGAAATTCTTCTGTCTGTACCTGCTGCTGCAATTCAAGATAGTCTTGGGTTAAAGACTCAAGTTTTGCTTCTAAGAGAATATTCTGATTCATTAACGAAGAAATTTTAGCATGATAATTCTTAATCAAAATATTCACATCAACTTCTTTATTCATAAGGCTAGAAAGTTCCTCCGTCTAGGGTATCAGTCCAGGTGGGCTTGTTAGTATATGTAGTCGCTACATTACTTGGAGTAATGGAATTAGATGATCCATTTACAACCAGATCATCAGTTGTATTAAATGTTCCTTGAACACCAATCAACGTTACTGCTGTACCACTGTTTACGGTGGTTTTGACTACACCATAAGCAGAACTGTTATTCTGCTGAGTAATCTGAGCACCTTGTGTATAACTACTTGATGATACTGTAAGTACAATTTCACTTACAGCAGTCAGAATCTGTGTGGAAGTTAGTGTATTACCTGCATCAGTTGGTGAGTTGGTTGATCTTTGCAGACCATCGCTGTCAAAGTAGACAGCACCACCAGTGCTGAAGTTACCAGACTGATAGTAGATACCTTTAACATCTAAGAACCCTTTGGTTCCAGTAACTACGCTGTTTGATACAGTTGCATCTGGAATGTAAGTCCACTTTCTGCTTCCATCACCATGAGTTCCATGATTAGTTGCAGTTGCCGAACTGTTAGAAATTGCACTATCGTCAAATCCAAAGAATCCAACTTTGTTGTTTGCAATTCCAGATCCAGTATTATAGTTGAATGAAATACCTCTGTCAGTATTTGTATCATAACCATGAGTTATGACAACTTGAGATGTTGTGGTAATACCTGGAGCTTGTGAAGTTCCATTATAGGTTACAGTTTTATTTGCTATATCAATAGCAGTAACCGTACCAATACCACCGACAGCAATTCCTGTTGCTGCAATGTGGTCACCAGTATTAATTCCAACAACAGAATCCAAATTAACTGTGGATACACCAGCAACCACTGGGATTCTTACAGTTCTATTACTCGTTACATCACCAACGTGATAGATGGGATCATTAACAGAAACAGCAGTTGAGTTAACAACAGTTGTTGTACCATCAACTTGCAAGTCACCCTTAATAACAACTTGACCTTCATTGCTTAATCCATCGGGATATGGATCAAGATATAGAACATTTCCCGATCCTGGAAGAGTTGAAATTACGTTGGATGAAATACCAACAGCGTCTGCTTGGAATTGTCCACTGAATGTAACAATACCAGCGACAACTACACCACCACCAACATGGAGATCTTTCTCGATGCCAACTCCACCCTCAACTACAAGAGCACCAGTATCTTTACTGGTCGCATTGGTGGTGTCAGAAATAGTAATCTGAACTCCATCATTATAATCCCAATCAGCACCAGTTACTTGAATTTTATCAGCGCCATTTTCATCATATTCAATCTTGGCATCCTTACTTGTACCAAAAGTCAGGAATGTGTCATCTGGAATTACAATTTCACCAGATCCGTTGGGATCAATATTGATATCACCATCAGTATTAGTTGATGATAATGTATTTAAATCTAACCTTAAATTATCTACATTCCATTGATCAACTTTTCTGTCGCTATCAAGGATAGCAACGAATCCGTTACTCGGTGTAGTTGGGTTCTGGGTGGCAGCAACCAGACCAGGACCATGCGCCATCAGGTCTGTGTAGTAACGACCACCAATTACATCTACATTACCTGAATCATCACCAACAAAGAGTCGTTCTCCTTTGTTGGCCTGTGTACCCGATCCAATGGTTAAACCAAGTTCACCGAAATTTAGACTACCCGGTGCATTTGATCCTGTAGATCGTTTTACCCTTATAATACTTGCCATGGCTTAGAAATTTCCTCCATTAATGTTCAGGTTCTGGGTGTTTCCTGGTGTCAACTCTAAAGTTGCTTCCCATCTAGATGTTGTTGTGTTATATACTAAAACCATGCCATTTTGGAGACCTGAACCAATGTCAACGTCACTCAAACCAGTTAAGGTAGATCCCCCACCACCTTTAAATGATGAAAGAACCTTTACGGCGTTTTGTGATCCAAGCCTTACTTTGATGTCTGCCATAGGGTTTAAACAGTCGTGGTAATTCCAGCAGTAACGAGAGCACTACCTTCAATAACCCTGGTCTTTTCAGATCCGTCGCTCAATAGAACGTCGTAAACATATCTTCCCGGTTTTAACACTGCGGTTGTTGATGCAGTTAAGGCGATTTGCATAACGCCTTGAACTCTATTGGGAAATGATACAGTAAAAGTAGCAGCAGTTGACAAAGAAGAATGATGTTTTTTCATTCTAGATGCACCTGTATAACCAGTGAGATTCAAAGGTGAATTTGCAATGTCCTCAAGATTGAACTGCTGATTAAAATCAGCACCCGCTTCGATTACAATGTTACTAACATATGCTGCCATTACTGTCAGTTAGGGTCTATCTTTACATATTTATAATTCATTTATCCACAATACTTTTCAAAAGTGATTTAATCTCATTCATATCATCTTTCAAAGACTTCACATCAGATTTCAAATCATCATATTCTTTCTTTTCTTGAGCCTTTTTTTGAGAAAGACTCAAGAATTTATCATAGTCACTTCTGTTGGTATTAATAATCGCATTTGAATTTAAATCTCTAACTAAAGAGTTTTCATTCTCAACTTTCAAGTAATCATTCATTTTCAAAAGATCTCAACGCTATCGCTCTGAAGTTTTTAAATCTAGGTGCTTTTGCCTGATTTGTAGATGTCATTACAACTTTAATCATGAAACTATTGAACTGTGGAACATTATCTGCAGTAAACTTATAATCACTGAAATTGTCATATCCATCATTTGGATTTATAACTTTATCTGGAGATCCATCACCATTGAATGGGATGTATACTTGATCATTGTCGGAACTTCCACTATTGAATAACTTATAGAATACATGGAAGTCTGCTTCCGCTTCTCTATGACCATCGAATTGGACATAGAGTGAGTTAGATGCAAACTCTAAATTAATTCTCTGAGTTTCATAAATTCCAGCATTAGGATCAAGACCAGAGAGTCTTGCTCTGCTATCAGTTGAGTAATCATCAACCTCATCATTAACTAAGTTACTCATCAGAATAATGTTTGCGCTTTCTAAATCAATGATAGGAGACACATTTTCATTTCTAGTTTCTAATGTCAGTTCTAATGCAAATGACTTTTGATTAGACATAACATTGAATTCATTCGTCTTCGACGCCACAATTCTTGGATCATCAAGATTGTTAAGTTTATTGATTGAAACGTTTTCGTATCCTTTATCGGCAAAAGATACCTCACTTCCACTTATACTTGTTCCTGAAGTAGTTTTAATTCTTGCATCGACAGATGTTCCTGTTGGTGTGATTGAGTTCAGATCTGGTCTTATATATTCAAAAGGAATATTTTGAGATGCTTCTACTTCAGCTCCTCCACCCTGTCTTGTGCGATCAAACAACTTGCTTGGGTTATCAATTTTAACAAGATACGAATCAAATGTCTTATCTCTATTATCCAAGGTATGCTCCTTGTTAATCTTGAGGAGAGACACTCCGTTAAATTCATACTTACTTACAAATGCACTCTCTGCGTGATTTGACTTAAGTGAAGAATCTACTTCTCTAGAAGTAATAGTAATTTCATTACCATTAATTGCATTATAAGAAATAATTTCTTTATCGATTTTAATATAACCAGTATGAACTCCACTTACTGCAGTTCCTTCAAATGTAGTAAGATTGGAACCATCAACAACATCAATCGTTGTCGAATCATTATCAATTTTTGCTGATAGTGCAGTAGGAATAGTATCACCGATAACATTAGAAATTTTAACTACGTTTCCACCAGCGTGCATTCCATGATTTCTATGATCTACTCTGAATGTAAGTCCATCTCTTACAGGATCATCATCTACAGCAGTAGGAGCAGATATAACTGCAGCAGTTCCTCCTCCATCTGTATGTGTCATGGCAGTACCAACGACAAATTTCTGAGTTACATTATCTAATATAATTCTATTTGTCTCGGTAACTATACCAACTGTCATTCTTGCGCCACTTCCACGAGCACCAATATTATTGGAAAGAAGTAAATCGCCAACTTGATATCCACTTCCACCATTGGTAACATTTATAGTTCCAACTCCAACATCAGTGGTTTGAATAGTTGCTTCAAGACCAGATCCATGTCCAGTCAATGAAGTGAATCCAATACCAGTAAATGTTCCTGAAGTAAGACCAATTCCAGCACCAGTTAAAGATAGAGTAGTAGTTCCCAATCCTACAGGACCACCTGCAAAGAATACATCGCCACTTCTGGCAGAGTTTCCTTGTATCATTGTTGTGCCCTGTGCAAACGTTGATGTGGTTGCAGCAATTGAAACTGTTTGTCTCTGAGAATACGCTGTAACTGGATCAGACTTTCTAATTCTACCCATCGGTAGTTCATTATTATAGAATACAACTGTAGAAGGAGTATTAACAGGGAATTTCGCTTTATATAATGTGAACTTCAAATCTTCTAACTGGGATGGATCCCAAGTTGTGCTGTTTTGTGACTTGAATAGAGATCCAAGATATGGTTGTCTATTGTAAACAGAATTGAGAAGAAGATCAGTTTCACCCATTCTCGTGATGAAAGTTAGATACTTATCTGTTGGTGAAATAAGTACAAAACAGTATTCAACATTACCCTGGCAATAAACTGGGGTATCAAATGTAAATCTAGTAGGAACTGAACCATCATCAGAAAGATTGACATCAGCAGATTGAACAAAAGTTTGTCCAAAAGGAAGAACAGTCTCAGTCGGTGAACCATCTCTCATGGTTCTAATTTGTACAGTTACCGGAATCTCTGGATCTTTACTCTTAAAGTAAATATCACCACCAGTAATGAATACACCATCGCTTCCAACTTCAGGTGTAATTAGGAAGGATTGTGCTAGTGGGTCACCCCATCTTGGCGGTGGTGGCGGAGGTGGAATGAACGATAGACGTATATCATCTCGTATAACATCTTCAGCAAGTTCTTGTTGAATTTGAGAAATCGGTTGATTTTCGGAAATGACCCTTTCATTAATCTGTGGTTGTCTAATGGAGAGAACTTGTTCTTGTAAATTCTGTCTGATACCACTTGAATTGTAGGAAACATTGACTCTACTCTCACCTGGATCTAAGATCGATGCATTTGTTGGACTGGTCGTGATTGTAATATTATTCACTCCGGTCGAGAAACGAGGATTACTACGATTGAGTGGATCTGGAATATGTAAAGAGAATATTAAAGTTCCAGTAGCATCAGACATCAATTCGATGTTATCGACTGTGCATTGTCCACTAGCAGATGCAAGTACTTGTCCTGGTCTCACCCATCCCAAACGATCTGGTCTTGTCAGAAGAGCAAGGTCAGCAGTATCAATGTTTAATGTGGTGCTAGTATTTGAATATGTGCTGGACAGATCATCATAAGTTTGAGTAGGAGCATTGAATGGTCCAATCTTATGATTTGCTTGTGCAACTCTACCAATAATTCTTGATGAACTAGATTGTGGTAAAGAACGATTTGCAATTGGGAAAAAGTCTACAGATTCAAAAATTTCACCAGCAACAAATGATCCGGTGGTCATTGTGATGGGCAGTGTCTTAGGAACTGCATATTCGTTCATGTCAACGTTTTCCATGAAAACGTAATATCTTGTGTTTGGTTTCAGATTAGTTGCATTGATTTCAATATTTCTAGATCTAACCGTAAATATAGTTTCTGTACTTACAACAGTATTACCAAGACTAGTTAAATCATCTACAGAATCTAATTCCAGTGCAGTAATTGTTTCCAATCCTGAAGCATTGAATGTTCTTTGAATGTCTTCTTCAAAGGTAAACGTATCGGTGATAGTTCTAGTACCCCAATTAATGTCGCGAACTCTGTCGCCGATCTGTTCTGATCTGACTGTATCTTCACCAATAAGTTCTCTACCAGTCCAATTTATTTCACTAGTATTCCAAACACTTGCTGCCATTCCACCATTTTCACGGTCTTCAACACCGAGCAATTCGGCAATTGCATTAAAGGCAGTATCAATATTAGTTGAGTTTGCAATATCCAGAATATTTTCTTCAACCCAGAAATCTGATTCTGGAGTCAGAGTTACCACTCCAGTAAAGAGAGCAATATGGAATGGATTAAGGTTTTCAGTTCTTGTCGCAAGTGGTTGCTCAATGTAAGCAACTTCTTCATATGCTAAAGTGAGTCCAGGACCATTTCTGGTTATATTGGCATCATCAAAATCTCCTGCCCAAGCATAATCTGCATTAATTGGATCTTGTGCAGTAGTTTTTGTTTCAAAACCAAGAGAAACGTTTCTTTCAGTTGATCTTGGTCTGCACTCTCGTTTTTGTCTGTCAATATCAAAGAAGGAATCTCCGGTGAGATTATGATTTCTGTGATTTTGGAAATTATCAACAAAGAATCCAGATTTGAACTTATCTAATCCTGTATTTGCATCCTTGACTGATAAATTCTTAGTATCTGTTTCTAACAGTGAAAGAGTTGTATACTCTTCAAGATTTTTAATTCTACTCTCCAGAGCACCGATATCCTTCATGGTATATCGTTTATGTGGAGTTAATTTAATTTTTGAATCTCTCTTAGCATCACAAATATATGGTTCCATATAAATGATACCAATTTCCATTGCCTCATCATTTCTGATTGGAGCCTTTGGATCCTCAGCAGGAGTTCCTGTAATTAATTCAAATGTACCATCTTTATTGAGATATAGTCTGTCAACTCTTCCCAAATAATAATCATAATCAAGAACGATTGTCTTATTTGAAACAATTGTTTCAGATGTAGTTGATGTGAATGATCTTGAATCAAAGTCAAATGGTGATTTTGTGCTTCCTGTAGAATATGGAGCAATTCTTGGACGAATGTCAATAACGTCAGCAGCTGATCTGTCAATGACATTTGGAATGTCCTTATAATTCATTCCATTATAACTGTTTACGCTTTCGACTGTTCCAACGCTTTCATTTGTTTCAAAACGATCAAAAACAATTTTAAGTTGTCTCGTTGGTTCTGCTATACCATTCTTTCTAGTGATTCTACCAAAATCTACATAATCTTCTCTGTGACCCCTATCTAATGAATATGAATCTAAAATATTAGAATCACCAATAACAATTGAACCTATTGTTCCAACAATTCCGGAAGTCATCATAGTGAACGATTCATTCACTTCAAATAATTTTTGGTTCTCATAGACAAACTCTACTTTTGATGCACTAGAAACAGTAGCAACCCTTGCTACCGCTCCAGATGATGCACCTACAATCTGCTCTCCAACTACAATATTTCCAGTGAATGTAGCGGATTGACTTGATACGGTGAATGATGGGAGAGTTGCTTCACCATTTCCATTTGATTGGAAAACACCAAGAACTCTTTTAATATCTGGGAAGTTTAGAGAAATTTCTCTATCTTCGATTCTAGTTCCATATGGGAACTGAACATTTCCATTTTGATTTGGACCATTCAATCCATTATCAAATGTAGTTGCACCTACACCTGCACCCGACAACTTAGATCTGTTGACAATTAACTGCTCACATCTTTTGATTGTCTTTGATTTAGATAAGAGTTTGGTTCTCTTAGCGGTAAATGTAAGAGTTCCATTTCCTGTTCTTGACAGTCCTCTTAGGGTTAAAGTTGTTAAATTGGCATTTAGTGATGCTTGTGCATCCTGTAAAACTTCAATTTGTCCTGTTTCCCAGGTTAAAGTGTAAGTGGAAGTTGTAAATGGTTCAAATTTTAGATCATTATCTCCAAGGTCGGAAATATTGAAAGTAAACTCGTTTAGATTTGTTATATTTTTACTTAACTGTTTTCTTACAATACATGTACTGTCTAACAGATTGATTGAAGAAATGTATTGGTTTTGAAGAGGTACTCGGAATCCAGGTCTATCGGACTGCTGTAATGATCCTACAATAACATCGAAATCATTTGTTGTCACAGTCTCAGAAAGTGTGCCGTCACATATACCAGTTACTGACGGAACTGCTGCAATAGTTAATTCACCTGCTGCTACGGCAGTTACTCTATTGAAGGTTGGAACAGTTCCTGCTTGCTTGGGATATGTGATAATATCACCTACTTTGACTAGAGATGTGAAATCACTAACACTTGTAGAAGTAACTTTTCCAGTTGAATGGTTAATTCTAAAATTGCTTCTTTCTTTAAATGCTTGTTTTTCTATGGACAGAACAATGTCTCCGGCAAACGTAGATACCCCTACAGTTCTATGCAGTGACTTAACATCTGAAAAATCAAATTTTCTCACTGCGGTAATATTTCTACCTACCGAAAGACCATTAATTTCTAATGGTTCATTCAACTGAAATTCGCCTCTAACACCTGACAAAGACAATACAGTACCATTTGTTACTGCACTGACTACATAACCGCTAGAACCGCTATAAGCACCCTGTACAAAGGCACTCTCAGGGGCATCTAGTGCCAAACCAACAGTGACATTTGTATATGTTTCAACATCATACAATCTAGCATCATATCTAGCAGTGGATGCTCCAACAACTCTATTTTCATTGAAGTCAAAAACTCTTGCGTGACCGATTGTATCACCTGCTTCTGCTCTATTAACTGCTAATCTTTGATCTTTAAGATTAACTACATAATTTTCAAATCCAATGGTAGGAGATCCATATACGTTTTCTACTTTTGCAATATTTCCAATTCTAATTGGAAGAGATGTATTTTCTTTGCTACGAACAGTTCTTGGTTTTATTGAATCAATAGATACTGTTGCTTTTGTTTCAATTTCGTTTCCTCTAATATATGCTTTTCCAGGTGACACCTGAACGGTGTAAAGATTATCATTAGGGGTATTTCCGTTCTTTGTTACTTGATTGCTGAAATATAAACCTCTATTGCCCAATCTATCATTTAAAGTTTCTCTGAGTTCAACTTTAAATGGTTTGATATAATAATCACCCGACTCGTCATATGTTCTTCTTGCTAATTCATCTTTAAATGTAGCAAATTCTGTTCTGTCTACAAATTCTTCTCTATATCCATTATCAACTCTCATCAATTCGACAAAACTCAAGTCGTCGGCATCAGTCAATGCCTTTTTAGTTAATGTTACTGAGAGTCTAAAACGATCTGCTCCGGGAGCAGATTCATTTGAAAATCCTTTAGCATTATCAAAAAGATCACTATTTACTGATGATGCACTTACAATTTCCTCCGATACACTAAGACCAACTCTATAACTTGGCGTATTTGTGTATTGATCGAGAATTATTGTGCTGGATGGTACTTTAATGAAGAAACCTCTAATGAAATAGATACCTTCACTAACTGATGCAGAAGAACCAGTTTTAGTTGATTCTGATGCTATGGTTCTAGCAAACAAACTGCCCGCTGTAATTCTGGTATTTGCATATTCAATATCTGATTTCGTTATCAGATTTTCTCCATCAATAAATGTTCTAGTAGTGCCATCTGGACCAGATTTCTTGTATTTAATATACAGAGTATCATATCCATCAACAGACTCTATATCGGTCAGTCTATTGACTACGTTGGCAGTAACACCTGAAGTTTCACCTTCAATTTCTATTCCATTAGTTGCCAGATATTGAGTGTAGAGTCTTACTGGAATATTTAAAAATTGTGGATCAATACGAACCGCAAAATAAGAAGTATCTAAAAAGTTTCCACCAGGAATGACCATGGACCCTTCTTTAAAGAAGTATTGTCCAAACCTTTCAATCTGATTCTGTAAGATTGACTGTAGAGTTGTTAGTTCCCTAGACTGAACTGGAAATCCAGGTTTAAAAAGAACCTTATTGTAGTTGTTATCTTCGCTAAAATCATCAAAATAAGGGGAAACATTTAGATTGGTATTTTGGGTCATTTGTTTAGAACTCTACTACAACTTTTACTTCTTCTTTTTGAGATGCTGATCGAGTGATCGGGGCCCTATTGTCTATATAGATTATTTCTCCGGAGTATCTTTTTACTTCCGGATTTGCTTTTCCATCATTAAATGTTTGTCCCAATTGAACTGTAGATCCACCAACAACTATTGAACTTACATTGTCCATGCTTACATCAGGTATCAATGGAGTTCCACTTGCAGCACCCTGAATAGGATTCTCTACACCAGCGAAATCATACAATCTATTTCCTGCAGTTCCCGCATATGTGGAGGTCACGAAACCTACCGGTTGATAATATCTCAAAACACCAGTATTTGGATTCCAAGAAGCAACATAACCGATTGCAGTTTGTCCAGCACCAACTGTTTGACTGATTTGAGCATTCAAGTTATAAACAGTTCCTGCAGTGGTTCCTGATCCAACGCTAGACTTTAACTTTAGTGCGCCCAGAGCAGTTGCTGTCTGCTCTGTGTACAGATCATTTCCGGTAAACTGGACTGGATTTTTAATAACTCCAACTCTGGAGAAAGTATTTCCAGTTACATAATCGGATTCATTATCGTATTTAGAGTACATCATGACTCGGAATGCTCCAAGTTCGCGATAAACGTCATATCCATGTCCACCCTTTGGTGGGATTATAACCTCAAAACTGGCACCAGTCCCCCCAGTTAATTCAGTAATAGCAGAAGAACTAAAGTTTATAAGTCCTTTAGTGTATCCAGTTCCACCGTTTTCTATCGTAACAGATAAGACTTCTCCTCCAGAAATTTGAACTGTGACTGTTGCTCCAGTTCCATTTCCAAGAATTGGAATTCCAGTGATGGTTGCAGTAGAACTACCTCCAGTCTTTTGATATCCAGATCCTCTTGATTTGATAATTACAGTTTCAATTTTTCCATCAACAGCAGCATCTTTGATAGTTGCACTTTCTCCCGCACCCCAGTTTTGTGGAACCGGTATATAATTATCTGTAGTAAATTTGATGATCTCGGAGGGAGTCAAAGTATACAAATATTTCCAACGATATCCATCATCAATAGCACCTGCTTGACTGATAGAAGTTGCTACAAAATTTGGTTCGTATAAAGACTTTTGACCATTCGGTCTTTCAGGATTGGCACCATTATTGACACAAAGATAAACTTTAAACTCAGAGTTGATTACATAATAACTTGCATTATACAGAGTCTTTGAGTCTGATACTAAAGCACCATTACTAATGTCAATATTATTTTTATATACATCATATGTGGTTCCAACCGTCCAATTTCTTCTGGGTATGACTCTTGCTACATCACTAGAAGTGATCTTTTTCATGAAAAGCATACTATCGTGGTATGAACTTTCCTGTTCAAATGAATCTTTAGGATCCGGAGGATTTGTAGACCAATCAGTAGTCCCATAATTATCAACTAAAGTGTTTGTTGGGTTGGGATGACCCAGAAATGTGTAGTAATTATTGGCGGTAGTGCCAATACCTGTGAAACTTTTGACAAAAGTCTCAGCATTCAATATTCTAAATTGATCAGTAATTATAGCTGACATGTCCAGAAGGGTTCTTTGACAATTTTGATTATTTATACAGAATTAGTAAGCCAGTTTATATTGACCCTTTCTTCTGATATACGTGGAGGTTGATAAACCAGCATTACCATTTCCAGTTTGAGCAGTGAATGTTTTTGCTGTCCCAGAATTTCTAGTGACATTTATTGCACCCCAACTCATACAACCATGACTGGTGCTGTATGTTGAGAGACCTGCTGTGCTAATTCCACTTAATGATTGAACATTTGAGAAAATTCTCTTGGTGGTAGCATTGAGTTCATCAACTTTGTGTGCATGATATACACCATTAATGAAATCTGTAGATTCCCCTACAAGAGGATTTAGAGGCGAATCAAGAATAGCAGTAACACCGCTACCTATGAGTGTCTTATCTATCACAAAGTAATCACTGGTTGTAATACCAGATATCTTGATCTTTGAAGCAGTTGCAGGATCAGCAAAGATTGCCGGATCAGCAACAACATCAAAATAAAGCATCGGTGTAGTTGTATTGATTCCAGTATTAGAAGCACCGATACCAGTAACTAAATTATAATCACCTGAGAATGTGACACCATTTATAGATTCAGTTATTGCATTGCCAGTTGTTCCAACACCGACAATGACGATATCATCCAAAATACCACCAATATCATCGATTCTGCTGAAAGACCAACCATCTTTAACATAAATCTTACTGTGAGTAGCAGCAAGTCCTACAATAATATTAGTATTGGGGAAGATCTTGGGTTCTAAGTAGTCTCTTTGCTTAGAAACTGGTAAACCGTTGATGATCAAATCGGAAGTTTGCTTTCTCCACATAGTTGGTCTGAGGAAATTACCATCAGTGGATATTCCGAGTCCACTGTAAGTTTCAGTTTCTACAGTATCAGAAGCAACCAATTCGTAGACTGTTCTATTAGTTTGAGAAACAACTCCATTAGTCCATTTCTGCAACCTTAGAGCATCTCCAATTTTGATAGTTTGATCAACATCATCTGACTGATAATCACTTGATGAACCAGTATAGAAGTACAACTTAAACTTAGATCCAAAGTCAGGAGCAGTCACGAAAGTGAGTTTTGTACCGCCAGTAAATGTATAATCAATACCTGGTTTTTGCAAAACATCATTAATGAACATTAAAAGATTATTTTGAAGTATGATGCCACTTCCTGCCTCAGCAACAATACTGTAGAACTCTTCATTGAAAATTGTTCTAGTCAGATAGAAATCTTTTCTTACTCCATTGAATAACCCACTAAAGTCATCAAGTTCCAAAAGTTGACCAAAAGTCCATCCAGCAAATTTATCTTGGAATTTGGATTTGACTGTAACTTTCAGAGGGAAGGTAGAGACACCAACAGATTGGAATTCCATTCCGGATAATTCCAGAACATCATCAACTTCATAACCTATACCGTTTTCTGCCAATTCAAAATTAAGTACAGATCCACCTACTCCAACTACAACATCTAAGGTTGCACCAGATCCACTTCCACCTGTAAGTGGCAGGTTCTTATATGGTCCTGGAGGTGTTATGATTACTGTCGGTGGAGAGGTGGCAGTGTATCCAGAACCCGCTGTAACCACATCAAATGAGGTTATGATACCATCAGTGATAACAGCAGTTACTGCTGCACCAACCCCAGTTGTAGATGCAATTGAAACTCTAGGAGGAACCAGGTAACCTGCACCACCGCCAGAACTTCCTATGCCAACAGCAGTAACGGCACCAGAAGCATTAATGAATACGGTTGAGGCAGATCCTGCTCTTGGAACCTGATATCCTACTCCAGTAGTAGTAATACCGGTGATTTCATTAATAATTCCACCCTTAGGCAAATCATCGGGAAGAGATCCAGTAAAATCAATAGTTGATGCAGCACCAACACCACCACCAACCAGCGTATAGTCTGACTGAAGTACTGAACCCACATCATTGTAGAAAGGTCTTTGGAAGATGTTATTAATTAAGAACGCACCAAAACTGGTATTGATTCCACTAGCATCTTGAGTGTTTACCGTTAAATCAAACTTATCCTTAGAACCATCGAATTCTTCAGAAATATCATCAACTATTTTGTTGTTATCATAGTTCAATCTGTAGAATATTCTTCCACTAAAAGTGCTAGAGTCATATGGAGCATCTTTGAAGTGTATCTTGCCTTTTTGGATTCTATAATCACCAGATAATGCTGTGAGTGCTGCTCCAACTAAGTGAGCAGCGGGAGAAGTTCCCATGAATCCACGTTCTACTGAAAGTGAATTGGTTGACCCAACACCAACTGCAGAAACCTTAAATATCTCATCATCAACTTTTAACAGTGAATTGCCAACAAATTTTGTTGGATCATTTACATAAATTTCAGCATGTGCTGCTCCAATTGCTGAAGAAAGTCCAACAGTTATATCTTTTCTTGCAATTGGACTTTGAATCATATTATCAATAGTGATCAATCCTCTGGTTATTGCAAGTTCACTTTCAACTGACAGACTATGTTCTGTTCCCAATCCAGTTACAGTTGCAAATCCGATTGTATGTGGTGTAGATAATTTAGTCTCAGATGATCCCATTGAGAGTCTAAATGTATTATCTGTTACTTTCACCACATAAACTTCATTAGGAAGATTGACAGTGGTATTGATTCCTATTCCTACTGAATGGGTGGCAGCGATACCAATAGGACCTGAGTCTTGAGTGTAGACTAATCTTTCTCCAGTATGGAAGTTATGATCATTGATGGTAATCAAACCAGTGGAAGTATCAATGGCAGTAGCAGGATTGAATACATGATGAAGCATTGTGTTAGAATCATTCAGCAGTGAGAACGTGCTCAAACCGATAATTCCACCACCAGTTGAAGTAACTAATCCAGTAAATTGAGGACTAATATCATCAATCATCAAAACTTTGTTTGTGATTGACTTGTTGTAGTCTGTAATTACTTTACTATCAAATTTGACTATTCTTGAGAAGTTTGCACTATTGGTATCCTCAGAAACAAAATCATAGAAGAATAGATTATGAACAGATGCTTCATTTAACAATACCAGGTTAAGATTCAAATCAGTTGTAATAGTTGTCATTCCAACTGAAGGAATGGTGACATTACTGATCTCATATTCTGCAAAGTTTTTATATCCAGCAACGTGTGCAAGACTGTTTACAGGTTCATTCCATGTTTCATATGGAATTGGACCTCTTACTGAATATGAGAATCTTTGATAGTAATCATTATCATGAAGTCTTTGGGCATTATCGTTTAGTTTTCCAATATCATTACTCCAAGTTCTAACATCTTGGAATGAACTGGATACTTTTAGATCAAAGTCATACTCTACCAAAGATGTTACTGTTGATTTTAAGTTACTAGCACTTCCCTTAAGAATGTCTCCTCTTCCAAATGTGCCTGTAACGTCAGTTAGTTTTAATGTATCATTAGATGGATCAAACTCTACCACCTCGGCAGAAGCGCCAGATTGATTAGTTACCAGTTCTCCCTTTTTATAATTTACTTTTTCAAACTGTGGGACAAGTGTTGGTAAATCGGATGCTTTGACTACTGTTCCAAAATTATTTGCAGAATCAAATACACCGCCAGATTGAGCAAAACCAACTATTGAATATGTAATACTTTCTGCTCCAGTTACGGTGTTAATTCCAGTGATAGTGAAATTTTTATAAGCATAATCACTAGAGTTATATCCATCACCAGTGCCAGCAATAATCGGTACATTTTCAACAAAAATTTCATCTCCAATTACAAATGGGAATGGATTTGCAGTTGTAAATCCTAATGGTGCTGGTGCTTTAATTGAAAGTCTATTTTCAGTATTTCCAATGGAGACTGCACTAGTTACATTGATACCGTTTGGATTATTAATTGCGACAACCTTTGAATCTGCATTTAAACCACTAGATCCAAACAGAACATTAACAGCAGTGACAGAATTTCCTAAAACTTCAACATCAAAAGATGCATCGGGGAAACCAGGTATGATAATTCTAGGTGGACTATTATAATTTTTACCACCATCAGTAACTTCAACGGAAGATAGTCTCAGATTGTCATCCAGCGTCAAAAGAATTTGTGATTTTGCTTTTGGAGTTAAGGTTTTATCTTCTGGAATCTCAATTCCAGAGAACTTAATCTGTGTGTCTAATATAGTTCCGATACCATCGGACTCTACCATAAATTCAGCACCATAACCTGTTGTTGATGCAACTGAAGTGACAACTGGTAAAGTCTTTATATTTGAACCATAATCAAAGATTTTCAAGGAATGGACTCCACCGATAGCACCACTAGCAGTAGTAGAATAAAATGCAGTTGTTAAACCAGACTGAACATAAGATCCATTCTCTACTTTGTTTTGAAGATTAAATGTAAATGTAGTTGATGCTGCACCAATAATTTCATAAGAACCATTATATTGAGAATTTTGTACTACGATACTAGATTCACCAACAGTAAAGTTGTCCTTTGTTTTATGAACGTTTGCACTAGATCCTTCTACTTTATAGTATAAAACTTTAGGCAGAGAATCTGCGATTGAAACATTAACAACTGCACCTGCAGATCCAGGATCATTTTTCCTTTCTATAAGTTTTGATTCATATCGTGCATTATAATCTCTATCAGTATAGAATTTAACATCATAATTTGATAAAGTGGTGTCGGAAACAGCAATAGAAACTTTTGTTCCTTTCGTTGCAACAATTTTTGGATCTACTTTTGCGAGTTGGAATGGTCCTACTCCTAAAACCTGTAAGAAATCAATATGTTGTGCAGGATATGAAGTTGCCGATGAATAATTTTCAGCAAGTCTAATTTTATCGTTTGAGTATTTGATTGCATAGTAAATAGAACCATTATTCCGCAATCCTACTACTTTGTCCTGTCCGTTATTGATATATGCAACTGCATCACCAGTATTAAACTTATGATCTGTTATTGTTATTGCCGAAGCAACATCGGTTGTTATTCCTGTGGTACTAACACCAGTAACATCGATATCGAGAGGATCTACAATGAGTCTCCTCATATTTTCATTATATCTGAATACAACCTCATTAGTAACGCTAGGAGTTACATCTAATGTGATCTTATCCCCAGGAATTAATCCATGAGTTCTTCCAGTTAAGATTGTGGTATCTCTTCTTTTTGCATCTGCAGTTATCTTATCAACTTTTTTGGTAAATTTGACATTATCTCCATCTGCTGCTACAAAGTGAAGATAGTTTGTAGCAACTCCTACTCTCTCAGTAGCAACTCCCAAATAATCAGTTCCAAGTTTTACAGCAAAAAGATTGCTATATTGGTGAATACCAAAAGATTCAAAATCAGATGGATCGGTGGTTCCTATGCCAACTGCCCCCTGCAAATGAGAAGCAGTGATTGATCCAGCATATGAAACATACTCTAACTCATCTCCAGTTCTAAATCCATGATTTCTTATATAAATCGCTCTCGGTGGAATTGATTTTGTTATGTTGAAACTTCCCGCAGTTCCAACTATGACAGAACTATACTGTGACCCAACACCGACAGACGCTTCTGGACTAAAGTATTCAGTAGTACCAATATCAAAGTTAATACCATCTAATTTTTTATCTACTTCAAAACTAAAGTTATATTCTTCTCTATGCACAACAGCATTCACTGAATGTGCAGTTTCAACTCCACCTTCTTTTCTAGAAACTCTGTAGTTATTGTTGATTCTATCAATGGCAATGATTTTCATTCTTTCAGTGCCGATGACTATAATATCATCAACTCTAAATTTATTTTTTACTGGGGAATCAAATAAATTGAGTGCTGTGACAATTCCTGTTACGGAAGTAGCACCAATTGCAGTTGTGAGAACACTAGTTGCCGAAGAAACTCCAATTTTGTAGAAACCTTCAATATTTTTGTATGTGTCTGTAGAAACTCCACTAATTTCAATTACATCTCCATTTCTATAGGTATGGGGAGTAGCACCAATTGCAGTTACAGTTTTATCTGTAACAGAAAGTGTTAATCCATTATTTTCCTTCTCAACTGTGGTTATGGTTTCAATTTTCTTTCCTCTAATCTCTGCAATTTGTGCATTGATTACCTCAGTAGTAAAATTAATCTTTTCATTAACTTTGTAATCAAATCCTCGTTCAATTATATCAATTCCAGTTACATTTGATCCAGTTGTCGATTTGACGACAACATTTGGTGCTGATTTAGCATATTCAGATAAGAATGGATAATCTCTGAAATTATCATTGATTCCAAGGTGAGTTACCATTCGGTTGTATTCACCTGTGTTTATAATCTTATCTGATTGATCTGTAAAGTAATCATAATTGAAAGAGTCAGTAGCATTATAATGTTTTTTGGTAATATATGGGTAGGATGGAACCTCACTAGACTGATCCATGGTGGAGAAGTACACATATCTTCCCTCTTGGAATTCTGGAGTCTCACAGAATCTTCCATTATATTCATCAAGATCTCCACTACCCATGTTGTAGACATAATCTTGATCAAAGAATCCATTTGCTTTAGATGGTCTCAAAGTTGAATCAACTATTGGATCCAACTTATAACTTGATTGCATTCTCTTGATATTACCAGAGACCCCATCTACTGGGACTGCATTCTCTTGTGCATATGGTCCATAGATTGGGTTTCCGTCATATGCCCATCCAATTATTGGAGAGTGCTTTAATTTGGTAGTATCAGTTTCTTCGTCTAGAGCACCGTCAATATTTGCATTTCCAGTAAATAGACTTCTATAAAATTTTCCTGCATAATACCCTACAAGTGCATTACTGTCATCAGGTCTTGATGACTTTTGCATAACATAATCTCTTGATTTTGATTTGAAGTTTGGATTTGATAATAATGACTTATATCTTTCAACATCATTAACAAACCACTTATGAACATTGGAAATGAACTTAGCGCCTGAACCAGTAGGAACAACAATCACCGCAGTGTTTGCATCCTTATAACCTTTTCCTTTGTTGATGATAGTAACTGCGGTTATCTTACCGTTTGTTACTGTTGCTTCCAATTCTGCAAAATCACCATCTCCATCAACAGTTAATTTTGGAGGTGACGTGTATTCAGAACCACCATCTAAAATATAAACAGTTTCAATTTGTCCATCATTATTCACAAGTGGTTTCAATGACGCATCCTTACCGTTAAGAAGTCTTGTATTCAATCCTTTCTCATAATTAATCAATTCACTACTTCCGAAAGAATTTCCACCATTTCTTATAAACACATCATCAATTCCACCAGTGATTATAGGTGTGGCAGATGCATTATAGTATGATGGTATTATAGTGCTACCAGCAGATACTAATCCATCAATAGTAATTGAGATTTCTGGATAACCTATGGTATGAATTCCTGCTCCAGTGCTCGTTAAATCAGCATATATCTCTTTATTGTAATTATCAACTGATACAGTTGTAGCAGTTCCTGCATGAGCAAGTTTAAACTTGTCTTTATCTAATGTTTTTACCTTATAGACGGAATCTGTATTCAATCCACCCACAGTATTAGTTGATTTGTATGAAACTATCTCACCATCAGAGAATCCATGATTTCTGGCATAAATGTAATTTTGATGTGTATTGATTCCCGTGAATGTTGAAAATTCATTCTTTGCAAATTCTGGTGGATATGGTTGGGAATCAATTTCAATCTTTCTTGTGGATAGTTTATTTCCTTGTTCTACAATATCAATTCTATCAATTATGCGTCTAATTTTTTTGGATCTAAACGTATGATCTTCTGTTCCAAAATTATCAAAATCAATTAATTTTGTTCCATTTACAGCATCACTTAATGTAGAAGTTATTGAGAATTTATCATCATCAACCTTATGGACGAAATAGGTTGCTCCCGATGAAAGTCTAGTTGTTTCAAAACCTACATTGGCACTGCTAATTCCAATAGGGGTTCCACTAGCGATATATGTTATTTCTTCTCCATTCAGGAATTTATGATCTGTTTGTAGGATTTGATTAGCACTGAGAGATACAGCAAAGTCACTAACTGATACGCTATGCGTAAATCCACGCATCTTTGCTTCAAGAACAGTTCCTGAGGCATTTCCTCCTTGTATTTTAACTGCAGGAGTTCCAACATAGTTAAATCCTCCTGAAATCAAGTTTATTGAATCGATATGTCCAGAACAATTAGCAAAGGCAGTGAATCCAATGCCACCACTTACTGAAAGTTCAGGGACAAAGTTGACATCATATCCACTTCCAGAAGATATAACGGTAACTTCATCAATTTGACCATAGTTATATCTGTCAAGACCCACAGGAGAGTGAAATTCTATGCCATTCAATGAAACTCCAATGGGACCAGTAATTATGTTGTCTTCTATTTTATCTTGTGGAGTTTTAAGGAATCGTTTAAAATGATTCTGTGGTTTCAGTGATTTTACTGCATCTTGCTTGAATGAGTACAAATCAATAGGTGTAATCGTATGTGTAGAAACTCCTACTGTTTGAAATAAAACAAAAATATCATTTTCGATAGCAGGGTGCGTTAATGCAAGTCTAATCGTATTTGAATTTACTACATTTACAACATATGTACCTGAGGAAACATCACCAGCGGTATCTTTTGTACCTTTTGCTGGCATATAGTGAATTACCTCTCCATTCTCAAATCCATGATCATTAATTGTTATTTCACCTGTTCCTGTGATATTAATATCGCCGGTTGCAATTCCTACTGATCTATTTGGTACTTGTATGTCTGGATATGATGGTAAAGCAGCGAACATTACATAGCAATTACCTTGATCGTCAGTAAATGAGTTTTGAATGTTGTGCATTCCAGATTCGACACCCAAATCCGGAACTGAATATCCTACTCTCTTTCTGAGAACATAATCAGAGTCTACATTAAGTGGTTCGGAAATAGGATCAATACGAACACTAGTTTCAGATGTAACGGCAGCGATGTTGACATCTTCGCTGACCAATGCACCACTTTTTAATAAAATATCAACTCTGTCGAACTTGTTAATGTAGTGTTTTACTTTTGTAGTAAATGTCAATGCTCCCAAATCAAGGGATTCTACATCAACAAATGAAACGTTATTGTAGAACCATTTATTGAACCTAACATCACTATCATCGTACTTATCACCAAATGATTTTAAAGAAATTGAGTCTCCTTCTTTAAAATATTTTGTTTTACTTTTACCAACAATGTCTGAAACGGTTCCAACAACTCTCAGAGTCACTGGTTTATCTGTATCACCATTTTCAAATCCATAAACGAATCTGATATCACTAATTTCGGTATCTGGTTGTAAGGGTAAACCAATACCATCGCAGTCCAAGAATTGGTTGTAATTTTTGCTCAGATATGTAACTTCATTGTATCTAATTCCATCAAAATAATAAAAACTGCCCGCTTCTGGAAATCCCATTGTGGAATCTACAGTTACAACTGTAGTTCCATTAGTTGCTTGTAATACTTTTGTTTTTTTACTAATTGTAAACTGTGTATCTGGAGATGCTCCGATTCCAAATCTTGGAGATGGTTCTGGAGCAAACGAAATTTTAAAATATTTCTTAGATCCAAGAAAAACTTCATCAATAGCAGCAACAGCACCACTTGCTGTTGGATCTGTAGTAGAATCTTGTGATAATGTAGTTGCTTCTAACTTTTTTGGATCGCCTTCAATTGCTTCAACAATAATATCATCAGTTTTTACCCAATCTGCAGAAGAAGGTTGAATTGTTTGGTCAAATGGTTTTGTAATTTCGACTTTTTTTGCAAATAAAACATTAAACAGAATTTTTAACGCTGTTTCTGTTCCTTTTGAACTGAAGAAGTCTTTTGCTCTGGAAAGGATATTCTCAATAGAGACATTTTGGAACTGTCTCTCTTCAAAACCGGGAAGAAACTGATATTTGTGCTTTCTGTAAAATTCTTGAAGATATACGAAGTTTAAATTAGATACTAGAGTCCCTTGAGGATGGTCATCAACATCCGTTTTGCTAAATGTAAGATATTCTTGATTTCCGGAAGTCTCAATAGAAGTAACACCACTAAAACCACGAACACATCCAGTAAAAGAAGTCGCTGTTTTTCCAGTATATGTAATTACCTCATTCTCAATCCTCAATAAACCATATTGGTTAGGAAAACCAACAGTAGTGTTAACTTCAATAGTCTCATCTAAGTGAAGTACCGACTTGGTAAGTGTAATTGGAACAAAAGGTTGTCCAGTTGCTGGATTGATTGCTCCAATAATCAATTCAGCAAAAGATTCTACATTTTTTAATTCCGAAAGATGGTCTATAAGATAAATTGATCCATAGTCTCTCTCCTCAGAGATATAATATGATCTGAGGAAGTCAACAAATAATGGATTGTCTGTCGTAACAAATTCTGGCAGCAGGTTGTCCAGAATATTGCCTATTTTTACCTTTTTATCTGCCATTTCTTATCGTGTGAATTTTCTATAACTGGAGAAACTTGATGGTGGTATGTAGATAGTTCCAGACCTGTTAGATCCAGATGCCATGAGATCTTCTTTGAGAGTCAGTACACTATTTCCTGTAGTATCTAGTACAATGTACATATTCTCTTTTGCCAGAATATCATTAGATTCTGGAACAGCTTCAATCTCAATTCTATTTAAAAGACTTGTAGAAACGATATTTACAGGATAGAGAATAATCTCTCCTTTATCGTAATGAACTCGACCTGCATTTGTATTAATGTATTTTGCAGTATTTCCTTCAAAAGTAAAGAATTTTATTGTTCCAAGTTCAGTTGAACCGTTATCGGGGAAGTCTGTAAGGTAAACATCACCTTCTACACCTTCAAGTTGGAATGCAGATGACCTAATATTGAATCCTTCTGTATCTGCATGGAACCTGTTGCCATAACAAATTTCATAGTTGGCAAGTTGATTATACAATGGAGTCATATTTCTCCTCATAACCAAATTTGTAATATTTGATGTGACTCCTGTGTCTACTTTGTCAATAATTGACAGCAACTTACTATATTTGACTCTTCCACCGAAGGAATTGATATCTGCAGATTTTGCATATCGTTCTAATGCAGATACAATCCTTGATTGTAAGTCAGTCTTATTTGGCACGAAACTTGGATCGTATGAAACTGTTGAATCGTACTCCACATAAAGATAATGCAAATCAATGAACTCCTGTTTAATACCAGCAACGGTATATTTCTTCAAATCTCTCTTAATCGCATCTTTAGTCACAGTTGAGATGACTTCACCATTTTTTGGTTTGACTGTAACAAAAACTTTACCATATTGTGGTGGATCAAGTTCTTCACCACCATATGCAGTGACTGATTCTACGTTTGGATATAGAAATGGAATGAGAGAGGTGTAATCATTAGCAGTAACCGCTCTGTATTGCGACGAATAGACCCTAGGAGCAAGATATTTGATGCTGTCTAGGGGTTCTATCTCATCTCCGTTTGCTGCCGCTTGTACGGTCGTTACAGCGGACACTCCTGAGGTGATAACTTTCTCTGTTGCACCCTGAGTAAACTGTAAATGACCGGCAAAATTGAAATTTGTTGATCCATTTGCTGCACTTCCATTTGATACAATGTAAGTGATGTTGAGAGTAGATCCATTTTCTGGTTTTTTGCCCA